TGCACACAATTTAAACATCCACAGTTTGGTACTGTCAAGCATTGGTTAGTATTAAAATATGGACCAACACCTTTACAATGACAAGAATGTCCGCAATTTACACATGTTAACACTTCCATCTTCTTCTAGCCTGTCTTAATCTTGAGTTTGGATCTTTAGCAGCTTTTGGAAACTTTTTCATTTGCCCAGCTGATCTTGCGCAAAATGATTTACGTCTCTTTGCAGCTGCAGAGCCTGGTTTAACTTTACCTGTTACAGCCGTTTTTAATTTTGAACCTGGATTAGCACGTCTATAGGCAGCTACACCTGCACGTGTCATACCAGCACCCTTTTCAGTGGGTCTAAAATTTTTTTTATTACGAGCTGGCATAACATCACCACCTCTTTTTAATGCCTCTAATTTTTTAAAATTAGACATTGTCTAAAATTATTTATTAGATGTAGTTAAGTTCGGTCCAGAAAATTTATCCGTTAACAAAGTATATGCTGTAACATGTGTTTTTGTTTTACAGAATATTCCTTCTGGAAATAAAATTCCATCCTCTGGAAAATTAAAATTAATTACATCTCCTGATGGAACATCAGCTTGAAATAAAGTTGTTCCTGTATTAGAGGTTGTAGTCAATTCTAGAACTCCTGCACCTCCACCACTTGAAGCAATTATTATTCCTCTCAACCTGATTGGTTGAGCAATAATAGCTGAAGCACCCGCAGCAGCGTCTGATCTTGTTGCTTGTATATCGGTTTTAAAACTCATAAATCTCCTTTAATGTGGCTCCCGAAGGAGCCACTAATTAATTATTAACTCCAAGGTGTAACAAATGTACCATTACCAACTAGTAATGCAGTAATCTGCCATATTAAACCGTCAACTGCTTGACACTCAACCACAGTTCCCTCTAGACCACCTCTAGTAGTGGCATCTAAAGTTAGAGTATCAGTGCCTCCCGCATTAAATGCAGTTACAGCTCCTGGATCAGTCGCAGTGTTGTTGTAGTATGCGCAACCTCTAAATACATCGGCTGTTGATCTACCTGCTGCAGTTCCAGCGTTCAAAACGAATGTGTTTGAACTCGTTAAACTTGTAGTGATCACAAACTTATAATTTATTCCAACTCTATTTGTAGAATTTGGATCATCTGCACCTGCTACTGCTGAAGTTGATGTGTCGATTATTGAAGGTAAATTAAACACAGTGTTAGCGTTTCCGACCTGTATAATTTTACCTTGGTATTTATCAATTCCTGCGATGTCTGTTCCACCATCAACTGTTCCTGAAATTGATTGTGCCATTTCTGGACCTGAACCTAAAAATCCTCTTAAGGATCTTACTGGTCCACTAAACGTTGTTCTAGCCATAATTTTCTCCTTTGTGTATAGCCATTGTACTATGCCGTCTCTATACCGTCTGCCTAGTCAGTCGACATAATAATTAATCTAGGTCTTAACATTATACATAAAAAAAGGGGCGATGTAAAACACCGCCCCTAATCAGTAATACTGTTAATTAGTATTAGCTAGTTGGTAAGTTTCCGTTACCAAATATACATCTTGGATCAGAAAATCCAAAAGAGTATCTTTCTCTAGCTTTAAATCTAACGTTACCAGTATCGAAGTCACCTTCCATTGCAGTTTTGATAGGTGATCTAACAAACATTTTTAGTCCGTTAGGCACATCTGTCAACAAGAAGTAAGAGTCAGTATCAGATAGGAAGTTGTTTACTACATATCCTTCTGGTACCATTCCCATGCTTCTTACTGCATTGATGTCATTATCTGCAGTAGCAGGTCTCATTGGAGACTTCATAATTCTCTCAGCAGTAAATTGTAATTCTTTTGGAATTATCATTTTTCTACCTTGAGCTGCTATTCTTAAGCCTCTCTCATCAACAAAACCAGCAATGTCAATTAATGACTGCTCAAGTGAAGTTTCGTTAAGATCTGCAGCCGTAGCTAGAACATTTGAAAAAGTACCACCTGTTGCTAGTGGGTGAGAAGCATTAATTAAAGATACTCCATCTCCACCAGTTACTGTAGTAACTTGTGCATTGTTCAATACGTTTGCAGCTTTCACTTGTTTTGTGTTTGCCATAGATCTTGCAAGAGCTCTTGTGTATCTTGCAGCTAATCTATCGTATAGGTTGTCTTCGATTGCTTCCTCAGTGATAGCAAATGCTAAAGCGATAGTTTCGTGAGTGTATCTAGCTGTGAAAGTTTCAGTAGCTTGATCAAACACAACTCCAGCACCTTCTTGTTTAGTTGGTGCAGAAGCAAAACCCGCTAACATTACTTCTTCTTCAAAAGCTCTGTCAGATGTTTCAGTAGTATAAATTTCAGCATGCTGATTTTCATATCTACTATATTCCAGGCCGAATAAGGCATTCAAACCTGGCTCTAGTTCTTTGACTAGTTGCGATCGTGATATTGCCATAGTTTATTCTCCTTATGCTATACCTGTTCCACTTCTAAAGAAGTGGTTGTTGATTCTAACTAGTATGTTTGCGTTAGATGTTGCAGTGTCAGAATTTTCTGGGTCTTGCGAAATATCAATTGCTTGTATTGCAAAAGTAGTTGCAGTTCCAGAAGTTCCAACATCAAGCATCGCTTGCGATATACCAGTTGTTGTACTTCCATTGTTGGAATCCAACGAGTAGTTTTTGAATAGATCCGCTCTTGTGAAAGCAGCATCTGCATTCATTAAAAACACTGCATCTGGATCATCAATTACAAATGCAGTAATGTCACTTGCATTTGTTGATGCCGGATAAAAGTTTTTGAATGTAGGCTTTCCAGTAGTTGGATCAGTAAAAAAACATCCGTTGAATACGCCCACAACAGCTTCCGATGTATTAGCTACATGTCTCTCAATATTTCCAGTTGACACAGGTATTACCAAATCACCTTGGAAGATATTTTGATTGTAGTTTGCTTTAATCGTATATCTGTTTTGAGCACCAGCTAATGGTGTACCATCTAGTTTTCTGTACGGTTTCAGACCGAACTTTTCTAGTTGATTTGCCATAGTTGTTTATCTCCGTTTATTTATATTTAACTTATCCAAGTTACTTATAGGTATCGCAAAAATATTACTTTTTACGAGAACCGCCAAAGGTAACTCTAGACTGCCTATCAATATTGATTGGCATGTCCGGGTGTTGTTCCTTCATAAGATCTCTATCAATAGCGTCTGCTCTATCTTGAGTTATTTTTCTAAAATACTCAGCACGTTGTTTCAAGATCTCCTCTGGTATCCTTGCCAACACAAGGCCCCCAATTCCGATTAGCCCAGCATGTTTTCCTTCAGAAATAATTGGGTAGTCGTGTTCACCTATTTCACTTAAAAGTGTTTCGGCTTTAACAAATTCCCAACCTTCTCTTAGTTTCTTAGAAACGTTAGCAACGTCTTCGAAACCTGCAGTGGATGTACGTATCCATCTATGACAGTACCCCTGCGGTGCAGCTGGCGCATCCAAACTGGATGGTGGTGTCCAATCTTTTTTTCTAGCTTGTTTAGCTCTAGTATCGGACGTGCGTGAGGCTTTAACTTTTTCCATGTTATACTCCTTCCTTCACGTATTTTGCGTATTCCTCTAGTGGCACCCCTAATTTCTTAGCGATAACTACCTGTGATTTGGTGAGTTTCACAGACTTGCGTCCACCTGATCTTCTACTAACAGAAGCTACGTTCTGGACGGGTGCAGCTTTTGTTGGTTCTTCAGTCGAAGATTCGGCAAACTTCTGAGGGAAATATTCCTTCATACGTTTGTTTATTTGATTATAATACTCATCAGTTTCCCCGTCAATTCCCTGCTGTACAAGATCCTCATGGATACTCATAGCAGCACCAGTAAGAACTCTATCAGTCCCGAACCAATCGTTTTCCTCTGCCCACTTCTGAGCTTTGGGACTGATTGGAGCCTGTGGTTGTTGCTCTGGTTGACTAGGTTTTGATTCAGCATCTTTTTTCTTTGCCTCTTTTTCACCAAGCGACATAGAAACTTTTTCTTTCTCAACAGCTAATTTAGTAAGTTCATCATTAGCTTCCATGATTTTTTCAGCATCTTGTGCTTCTAAAGCCATTTTGAGATTATTCTTTGCTTTGTCTCTTTCAGAGTCTATTCTTGCATCATACTCTTTAAGGTAATTTGTGTCTGTCTCATCAAACTTTTTTTCAACAGTATCAAATTTATCTTTGATACCTTTTGCATATTCTAAAGCTGCCTTCTCTCTTCTCTCAGCTTCTCTAATTTGAAATGTAAGTTTTTTGATCCTCTTTTGAACTTTGTCAGAATATTCACCAAGCTCACCTTTATCTTCTGGTTCTGCCTTTTCTTCTAACTTTTGTTCTCTTTCATTCTCATAAGAAATATCTTGACCATGATCTTTTTTCTTCTCATAGGTTCTTTTTTCAGAATGATCAGTGTAACCTAAATCTACATTTTCTTTTTTAATTTCTGTAGCATCAGGTTCATTTTGTTGTTCCGCAACTTCTACGGACTGTTCTTGAACTCCATCGGTGTCTAATTCCACCTCTGGAACTTTGTTTTCTTCAGCCATTTGTCCTCCTTAATAATGGTGCAAAATATCACGTGGATTTTTTATAGTTGAAATGACTTCATCGTCATTTAATACTCTAACCTCTCCACCTTCTATCTTGAATCTTGAACCAGCGTACCTACTGAAAATTATCCAGTCATGTAGTTTACACCAAGGTCCTAACGGAAATTTATCTTTGTCTCTGTAACAAAGATTACCCATTTTAAGAACAAGGCCACAGACGGTTGTCATCTGTATTGTTTCTTGTGTTGTATCAGATAAAATTATACCGCCCTTTGTTTTTTTAGGGCCTGCATAAGGTAATACCAATAACCTATAACCTGTAGGTGATGGTAATCTATCTAATAAATTGTCGTCTATTGCTTTGGGATCAAGGACTGTTTTTACTTCTGCCTCGGGTTTATACGAGTCTTCAAGTTTTTTATCAGTCCGTTTCGGTTTTACCGTGGACATTGTCATCTTCTAACTCCTGTTTGTTCAGCAGGTCTTTTAGTTCCTGTTGCAAATCTTCCAAAGATTTGATTTGTCCCCTAACATATTGTAGTTCCTCAATAGTGTCAACACTATATATAGCTGCTTGTTTACATCTCTCAAGTAATTTTCTAATTACATTTTGAACCAATGATATCGTATTATAATCCATTAATACTTCCTTAGTATTATTTTATTTTTACCAATATGCATGGGTTTGATATTTATTAATTCTGCAACCTCAATGCACATTTTAGATTTAAAAGATTCAAAATCATCTAAGACTATGAAACCTTTATGGTTCAATCTCTCACCAAAAAAAATTAATTCTTTTAAAACATTTATTGTTTTATGTGGGCCATCTAAAAAAACTAAATCATAATCGTTTCTTACTATTCTTTTGTTTTTATATATTGGTACACCATCGGAATATCTGGCCATAAAATCGTCATCACTCATTTGAAATAATGTAAAATTTTCGTAAACTAAATTTTGTAACAATGTTGTTTTCATTGAATTTGGATATGTAGGAGATATGCCACTTGTATGTTCAATTTGTGAGTCTTTATCGAAGTGATCGTATTCAATATCACCATATGGATCTATTCCGATATGCCAGTGGTTTTTGTGTTTTAAAGATTCTAAAATAGTTTGAGAGCCTTTTCCTAGTCTTACACCAACTTCACAAGTAAATGGATTATCACTCATGATAAGGCTACAAATTTTTTCAATTAAATCGTATTCTATGCTATCGCCTTCAATCATTAAATTCTTTTAATATTTCTAGTTTATCCTCTGCTTCTGCAATTTTTGCAACAAGTTTATCAGCCTCTGTTACAATATCTGGATGCTCTGCAACTCCAACGGGATTTTCTAGATATATTTTTAGATTCGCTTCTGCCTCTGAAATGTCAGCATTATATTTATCTTCTAATGCTTTTAAGATTGTGTCACGCATATTGTGACTATAAGAATTTTTAAGTATTATGCAAACGTTTTTACGTTAGTTGGTTTACCACCAACACCCTGAGCTTTACTTCTCTTTCTTGCAACAGCAGAACGCCTTTGCGATTCTGTCATTCGGGCGGCTTTTGCAGCAGGCACGCATTTGGGGTATTTTCTTTTTGATCCACTTGCAGATTTTCTTCCACATGGTTTAAAACCTCCACCTTTTTTCTTTGCACCTATATCCACCCACTTTTGAGAAAACCACTTTTTGAGGCCTCCCTCACTCATGTACTGGATATTTTTTTGCATTACATTAAATCTTTGTAATAATCTGCCATCCCACCTGCAGTATAACCTTTTGCAGGATTGTTCAATTCAGCAGTCAAACCACCTTCTTTAACGCTATACATTACAACTGGATTACCAGGTCGAGCTCCTCTGTTAGGATATTTCAATTGAAAACCTTTTTCATCGAGCATAGTTCGTGGTTTCTTTCTTTTTCTTAAACCACCTGCTGGCCCTGCTTTTTTTGTTTTTACTTTACTCATATCAGCACCGCCACCTTTATTCATACCTAAAAGTTTTTTCTTCATCTTTAAGGCAGCACCTGCAGCTGGCATTTTTTCTTCCATCATTTTTTTACCAATCATCATAGCACCAATCGCTGCTTTTTTTGGTTTGTTCATCATTGCACCTTCAGCTGCTGGTTTTGGTCCTTTAAAATCTTTTCTTTTAACTCCAGATGGATCTTTTATTTTTCCTGCACAAATTTTACTAGCATAGGCATTAGCATATGCTGACGGATAAACTTTAAATTTTCGCTTTGCAGCGGCTTTACCTCTTGGACATAATTTTGTCATTTATTTTTTTCCTCCTCTAAATATCTGTGTTCCCTTTATACCATAAATACTCGCCACGACAAGAATCCATAAATTTGTGAACCAGCTGGGCAATTGTTGAAACTGCTCAAAGAACTCTTTTATTTTTGCAGACGCACCCGGATCCTCCGAGAAGACCCCGTAGGCAATCACTAGAATCGGGAGCGTTAACACGACCAACACGAATTCGTCTTTCCAGTCCGATTGTCTTGCCTCTAAAAGTTTGCCCTGATACTCACTTTCTCCTCGAGCCATCTTAGCGGCATGCATGTGTTGTGCATCTGCCATAGCCATTTTAGTTTCTTGTTTCTTTTTATAGATATGACTAGCTGCGTTTAATCCCAATTTTAAGGCACTGAACCACATGTTTAAATTTCTCCTTACGTCTTTTACTTAAATAATCTATCATTTTATCAATCGTATTTAAAGCCCCCTTACCATTGATACGCCATCTCCAAGTGTCTTTATGATGTTGTTTTCTTCTTTTACAGAGATAAAAAGCACCGCCAAAAAAGTCATGAAACCTTTTAACCATGTCTTTATCTGTCATTTCTACAGAGCAGGCAAAGTATTTTTTGGTTTTAAGCTTTGACCATATGCCAAAACTACCCTCTCCATCAAAAACACCTGCTAAAAATAAAATTTTTTCGTTTTCTGCTAGATTATCGTAAACCGATGAACTTTTTTCCGGTAACTTGTATGTCTTTAATCCCTTTGATATCAGATTTAGCTCCTGGTTCTCTATGTGGGCATCCTCCTGTTACTAGACCCTGTGGATTAGGTCCTGATTTTGGAGGTGGCCCTGATTTTTTACCACCGCTTAGTCCTTTTTTATTTTTTTGCATCTATTTTCTCCCTCGCTACCTTTAATCTTTCATCTGATTGCTGATCTTGAGTTGCTAACCTATCATAATCAAACTCTAATCTATCTGCAGCTCTCTGATTCTCTTGTGCTTGTTTAAATTGTGTCTCTTCTGCTTTTCTCTGCATGTCCATAGCTCTTAAATCAACTTCTTGTTGTTTAATTCTTACTAACGGATCTTGTTTAGCAGCATTTGCCTGCATTTCTGTTTGAGCAAGCTCTGAAGTTATCTGTGCAGTTCTTTTTGCTACCTCTGCATCATACATAATTGCAAATTGTTCTGGATCTGCTTGTTGCATTTCAACCATTTGAGGGTTTTGTGCCATAGAGGCGTTAATTTCTGCTCTAGCTTTGAATGAAATGTGATCAGAAACGTGTGATTGCAATAAAGCATAAACTTGCGGATTGATTTGCACCATTCTAGTTGCCATAAAAGCCATGTGTGCAGCTATGTGAGCGTCATGATCTTGAAATTCGAAGGCCGTGAGTAGTCTCATTTGCAAAGCACGTGCATTTTCTTTTGCAGGATCCATTGGTTCTGGTTGTTTTGGTGCAGGTTTTAACAAAGTTTCAATTTGTTTAGTGCCTAACGCCTCATAAACTCTTCTGTAAGCCTCATGTATGTTGTGAATTGCAGGATTTGATGATGCAATTTGCAATTGTGTTTGTGCTAGTGTCACTCTTTGTGCCATAGACATAATATTTGGATCCGCAACAGGTAAAATATCAACTCTTCCATCAAAATCTGCAGATTTTATT